CTACGCATCCCCACGCAATTCGGTCTTTCCATACCGAGAATCCATTTTGTGACATTTTGTTGGCCCGCTTTCGTTGCCCGTTTTCGACTAGTATTGGGCAGGGCGGGGTGTCGTCCTGATAAACGGCCCTCACGTTCACAGCGTGGGGGCTATTTTTTTGAACTGCCGCCAGCCTCCAGAATCCAACCCTTGGTGGTTTCGGTGTGCTGGTTTGTGGTGCCCTCTTGGGGGCGGTACATCCACCCAGCGCCCAGGATTGATCCGCCAAGTATCGCCGCAGCAAGTGCCGTCCATGCGGCGCTTGATTGCGGCTTAGGGTGTTGGTGCACCGTTGGGGAATTGAAGTTGATCACATCTTCATATTTCGGATCTTTGAACGCCTCGCCATAGTGCTGCCTCAGTTGAGCATCACCCATCTGTCTGGCTCGGCTGTGGTTGTTCATCTCCTCCGCGATCCCCGCCATGTGCGACATCATCGCCATGTTCCAGAAATCGCTCATGGAACGCCGCGAATCTGGCGACGGCTGACTGGAGCCCGTCGCGGCGGCCGACCTCTCTGACGAATTGCCGCCGCGACTCATACCAAGGGAATTCAAGAATCGATTCATCGTTGGGATCTTCGATCATGAACCTTTAATCGCGTCGGGGGCTACGTTGCCACCGCTGGGCAGGTTCCCAGGGAACACGCCAGACGATTTCAATTGCAGCAGCGTGTCTGCGAGCCCCTCTTTCTCAAGCAAGTTTTGTGCGGTAGCGCCCATGAGCATCTTTTGCAGCAGGAATCCCTGCTTCGATTCCTGAGCAACAAACGCGGACCCGTCGTTGAACCGTTCTGCGGTCTGCTCGATTCGGGTGTGGCGCGCGATGAAACCCTGGCTAAGAATCTCTTCTGAAAGTGGCATTAAACTACCCTCTAGGGTTGAAGTGATTTCCCCCGTCGATTCTTCGGGCATGACGTCTGCCTTTACTTAGGAGGTATCTGACGGAGGTATCCGTCGTGGTCCAGGCCGAACGTAACGACGTTTGGCTGGCCGTTACGCTTGTAGGTTGGATTGTCGTCACCGTCCACAATGTGGATCCGGTAGATCTTCTGTTCGAGCTGATCCACGCGATCGGACAGGCTGCTGGTGTCTGGTTTCAGGTTGACCAGCAGCTTGTCGTCAGCGTACAAGTTGCCGTCTTCGTCGACCGACATGACAGGGGTTCGCCCGTCCTTGCCGTCTTTCCCGTCCTTGCCGTCCTTGCCATCCGCTCCGCGTAGCGCCGGGTCGGATTTCAGCTCGGCGGCTAGGTCGGCTTTCATGCTGCTTAGCATGGCCGACAAGCGGTCTGAGACGGTGTCAATCACCAGGTCGGTGTCGGCGTCCTGTCCTGGCTCACCCTGAGGGCCCTGTGGCCCTGCTTCACCTTGTGGCCCTGCTGGTCCGGTTTCACCTTGCGGGCCCTGTTCGCCATCTGATACCTGATTAAGCACGCGAGCCGCGACGTCCTCAACAATCGCGTTACGGTCAATCGTGACCTGCACCGGCTTGCGACCATGGCCAAACGCTACCTGCTCATCCGCATAGCTCGAGAGCGGCTTCTCTTCTGTGGCCCGCTGCTCGAAATCCTCAAACGTCTCAGCTGACACGAACGGCGTGTCATTGCTGTCCGGTTCCGCGGCCGCCTCAGACTGCATCAGCCGTTCTGGGCTCATGTCCCAGGACAGGTCAGTCAGCTCGGCTTTGAGCCAGTTGCGGACGGTTGAAACGTTGGTCCCGTAGGTCGTCTGCGGGTCACCCCACAGCACAGCCACCAGCTCACCATTAGCGTTGAATTGACCGCCGCCGCTATTACCTTGAGTCGCTGCGGACAACGTCTGCATCTGGGTAAGGCCGCTGTCGAATTGCATCCGGGCTATCGGATCGGACGGCACCGGAATCGATTCCTCGTCGCTGGTTACGTCCACCTGAGTTACCGGGTTGCAGCGTCGTCGACGAAACAGGAATCGGCAGGACGTTTCGGAGCGGGTCAGCGATACGGGAGCGCCGTCGCGACCAGTCCACCCCACGTATCGCTCACCCTCGCTTCCGTTGTGCCACATGTTGACGTATCCACCTACGCGGCCCGACTGCAGCTTGTAGCGGCCAGCCGAATCAAACGCCGAAGTCCAGACCGTTGAGCCTTTGCGGGCGTGTGTCCGGGCCAGCGGCGCCACCCGTGGATACGTGACGCCGCTGACCTTGAGTACGGCCAGGTCGTAACGCTCTGACACGGCTACGCGAGTTGCCAAAGCCTGCCTGCCGTCCGCGAATGTCACGCCGATTGTGTCGCCGTCGCTCGAGCCGTGGGCGCACGTCAGCAGCCAGGTCCCGGTACTGTCGCTGTGGATAGCCGTTGCCGACGTGGCCCGCTTGATTTTCTTGTCTTCGCTGATTGCACCCACTCGAGCGGTGGTAGCCCGTACGTCTGGGGCAGTCTGCTGCGTGAATTGCTCAGCGACGAATTGAGGTCTTGCCACAACCTGCGGCACGAATCTCTGTCCTCACGTGCCGGTCGTGCATTGCTGGGCTGCAGCCTGTGCTGCGAACGATAGACACAATACGGCAGTCAACAAACGCATTTACTCATCCTCCAGAAAGTACATGTGCCGCGGGTGTTTCTGCGGGTCATACATTTCGCAGACCACACCGTCCCACTCGGGTTTGAATTGGAAGTTCAGATTTGGGCCGCGGGTCCGGGCTGCTTGCGACCATAAGTCGACACTGAGAAATCCGCCCCGCTTCAGACTGCCGTCGTCAGCAATCTCCGGCTTGTTGCCGCGGAGCCAGCCGTACTTGCCATTGGCGAATGCGAATTTGCGAGCACTGGCCAAAGAGTGCTTGTGACAGTTGGCACACGATACACGGTCGTTTCCTAGGAAGCTGCCGCTGTAGTTGCTGGGCACGATATGGAAACCGTCCGCAGTCGGTGCCGCACAATTCGGCTTCCAGTCGACGCCCAGCGCACTTGCGAATCCGCTCAGCCGCTTGTCGTCCAACGCTCGCCGCACCACCTCAGCCGGAATCGGTGGCAGCTTGTCTACTCCGGCCCGCACGTCAAACGCCGAACCCCGCTGTGTACCGAAAGCGTTATTGCCGCTGGTCTGGTCGGTCAAACGCATTGATACGACCGTCGTATCATCCAGCAAGTGACGGTGAAGAGTGCCGACCTGGCCGGTCTTATCGTGGTTGGTGGCAGATAGATACTCGGCCAGGTCGGCGGCACGTGGGAACGGCCTGAAAATCTCAACGCCAATCGAATCCGGTTCGCGAATCCGCCAGCGTATTTCTGCTACGTAGTGCTGCTGTGCCTCGTTGTCGTCGACAGTAATTAGCTCGAGCACCTTGGTTCCAACCGGCACACGGAAATCGGTTCCCGTTACCGTTGGCCTTGGCTGGAACACGCCCTCGAGTTCCGTGCGGTGTACGACGATTGGCCAGAATGTGCCGTCGTCACGCTTGGGGAGCAACAGGCCTTTGATGTGACTGACGTTGTTGCTGCGAGCTGTGCCGCCGGGCTGTGGCATCCATGGCCACGAGTTGGCATCCTTTGCGTTGAGGTTTCCGCCGAAACCATCTGGTCGGCCGGCGTCTGGGAATTCACCCGAGATATTCTGGAGCGAGTCAGCCAGCCCAACCATGCCGACGTTGCCGGCCTCGCCGTCCGCACTGATAGTGAACCCAAGCTGGTAAACCCTCGAGCCCTCGTACCAAATCATATCAGGGCTGTGCAGCGCCTCATCAAACTCTGGATCGAGCAGCTTGGGCAAGTGCTGGCGAATGCGGTTTACTTGCTCGTCGCTGAGTACCTGCTGGCCATGAGATACCAGGCACGCCACCAGGACGGTAGCCACCAGGGCAACTATTGCCAGTGCGTCAATCAATGCTCTTCTCATTTGAACCCTCAAAACCAGAGCACCCTTAGGAACAGGCACCGCCACATGATTCGCAGCTTGGCCCATGCCGATAACGGCTCGCTGAACGTGAAATACCAAACGCCATTCAACGCTACCCGCCGATAGTAAATTCCCGCGAACCACGCACTGGCACCGCATCGCCGCAAGTTGCGTTTGAAAATCCGGTCGACCTCTTCCCGCCGCCGCTCGTTCCCGCCAATGCCGTAGGCGTAATCGTGGTAGTGACACGCTGGCCGCAGGTCGGTGCCGCCAACCAGGTCCGGGCTCATGGTGCAGCCGTTGCTCATGTAGTCATCTGGCGGCGTCGGCCCCTCCATGAGGGTTAGCAGCGACTGCGGTAAATCGGCGTTGCACAGGTGCGGTGGCATGTTAGCCCCAAGAAACGAAAAAAGCCCGCCGCAAGTCGCTGGCCAATTCAGCGAACTACGGCGGGCTCTCCAGCCAATGGCGGCGTCTCACCCTGGTCGATTTGTCTTCCGTAATAGTAGGGCTTCGGGGGTGGTTGGTGCAAGCCGAACGCGGGTATTCGGCGGTGCGGAAACCACCACCTGGCCGCTATTTCGGTCCATTATCACGCGGATATTGTCGCCGATTTCTATTACACCTGGCCTGAATCGGAACGGCTTGAAAGTCGGCTCTGCCATGGGCGCCCCTCCTGAGCTATCCACTACGAAATCCCCGTCGTCGCTGACTTGTTGAATCAATACTCCACCCTCACCGCGTGCCCTTGCTCGACAAGCCAGTTGTTGACGTTCGTTTGGCCTATCCAAACCGTCGCTATCCACCGGCCGTATTTGCCGCGTCGGTCCCCGTGCGTGTCGATTACGATTCGCTTGCCCTCAATCAACTCGACCAGCGCCGCTTTGGCTGCCAGCCCCCGCTCGCGTTCGTCGCCGCGTGTCTCCCATGCGTCGATACCTTGGAGCCGAAACCGGTCCCGCAGCACGTGGCGGAAGCCGGATGCGACAACTAGGTCCAGCGTGTCGCCGTCTACCACGCGTTCAACGCGGGCGTGGTAGGTCGAGGTGACCGGCGGCGCGGGTTGGACCATCGATAGGGCGATGAGTGCGGCGATGGTTAGGGGGCTACGCATCCGTCAGGCCCTCCAGCCAATCAAACACCGCATCGGCATCGCCCACGCTATCGCAACGTATGCGCACCTGACAGTAACTTCGGCTGATCGTGACCGCTCGCTCTCGCAGTAGTCGTTCTCCCTTGCTGGGCTCTGAGGCATCCGGCACCCAAACACGTTTCCTTGCCCCCCAGGTGCTTTCCAGTAACAGGCTCCCGTCAGCGTTATCCTGGGCCACCCACCAGCCCACCAGTGACTCACGCTGCGATTTCAGCTCCCGCAGCCGCTGAATCAACCTCTCGACCTCGATCCGCTTATCAGTCGGCAACCCCTCCAGGCACTTACACCCGCCGTTTGTGTGCTGGCCGGTCACGGGCTCCAGTCGTAGTTTGCAGTTTCCGTCGCTACAGGGCATTTCAGCACCTCCTCCCGCACACCATGCACCGCTCGGCGTACTGATGAACGGTCACGCGTTCGCACTTCGGGCACATCGTGGCGTCGGGTCCGGCTTGCTGCTCTGGCGAGCAGGGCCTATCAACCCGCCGCTCTAACAAACGCTGATATTCATCCGGGTCGCCATGTGCGTCTGCCCAACATTTCTCACAGCTCGGCATTGCCTTCACCCCATGTCATTGGTTCGTGCTCACTTTCCCATCCCGCCAGCAGGCTGGCAGGCTCCAGCAGTGCGAGAAATTACTATCAAGCCGTTCGCGGCCAATCTCACGCCACTCGCCGAGCCAGTCTTGGATCTCAACCACAACCTCAGCTTCAGGGTCGTCTTCGCCACCAACGCGGCGGATTTTTACGCTCTGGACCTCCATCATTTCAACACCTCTTCCGGCCAATGCTCCTTCAGGAACTCATCCAAGCTTATCGGCGGGTGGTAGAGGACCTTGGCCCATTCGATTAGCTGGCGTTCGGTGTTGACGAGTCCTTGGAATGCTTGGTCTAGCTTGTGGTCATATCCGGGGAGCCCGCCAGCGAGTGCCAGCAACCGTTTTCCGACCTTGCTATCTTCGTCGGCGTCCCAGTAGTCATGAGTGTCATTTGCGAACTGTCGGATAACGCTTAGGCTTTGGCTAACGGTCATTCAACTCTCCCTGGTGCGGTGGATGATATCTCTCGTGAATCCGGTCTTTTGGTTACCCAATTGCCCATTTCGGCGTCCTTATCAATCGCCCAGCGTCGCGCAAACCGTAGACCGACCGGACGCTAGTAGATTGTCACGTGCGTCTGCTCAATTAACTGGCGTGAGAATCAATGCCGGGACGCCGTCAGTCATAACGTCCTCGTGTCCACGTTCCCCTCGGCATCCTTGGCCATAACGACTTCGCGAGTTTGGTCAGGCACTCCCAGCAGCAGCTCAACTAATTCACCGACTGTCATCAAATCACCTCCACCTTAACCCTCACGTGCGGCTCTTCTCGCACAGAACCACGATGTAGTCGCACAGGCGCTCTACGACGTCATCCAGCTCGCCCACCTCGTCTTGGGCATCAGAATCGCCGTTCATCGCCCGTTGCACCTGTTCGACGTAATCCAGTGCCTGCCTCCTGGTTGATTCAAATGCCACGCTAAATCACCTCCACCTTAACAGTCACGTGCGGCTGCTCGTCGCCGGCCGCGATGACCTTGGTTGCATCTAGCTGTGCTATCTGTGAGTCGTCGTGCCAGACCAGCTTGCTCAATGCGTCCTTGACGGCTTTGGCTAGGTTGTCCAGGTCTGGTCGCTTTGCGTGGGACACACGTGGCATGGGTTTGGTTTTCCACATCATCTGCCGGGGCCGCGGCATAACGAATGTCAGCGTCAGTCGCAGCGGATCTCTGAGCGGCGGACCGTCGTAGACAGCCGATGCGGCTTCACGGCAGCTGGCCTTGAACGCGTTAACCGGGTGTTTCGTCGGTGTGTAGTTGCGGACTTGGCCGTTGACGAACGCCGAACGCTGGCGGGGCTGGGCGACTGGCACGGCGTGGACGTCAAACTCGATCGCGTCGTCGTTCGTGTCGAGTGTCATCACGACTACCAGCCGGTCTAAGCCGTCCTGTTCTTCCATGTCCCGGTTCGAGGATTTTCCGGCCATCGTCAATCCTCGTCCAATTCAGCGTCGATAAACGTCTGCACCTCAAACAGCGTCCCTAGGCTGCGTGCCGTGCGGAGGACTATACGCAGCCTCGCCACCTCTTCCGACAGGCAGTTCGGGCAGCCCTCGGACGTGGCTTGGTGGTGGCAGACTTCGCACTCGTGAGTTTCGGCTTTCTCGCAATTCGTCATGCCAACTGCTCCATATGGATCAATGGGTGTGTATCGCAGCTCAAGCGTGCCTTCCGTGAGTCGTGTGGACACCATGCGAGGCTCTCGCCATGGTCGTGTATAGGACGTAATCGCCCGTCGCACTCGGGTATTTCGATCCGGACGAACGATGCACCGCCAATCGAGATCTCACTGACCAGACCGGCGTCCTGGTTATGTCCCATGATTTCCAAGATGCACCACTGCTCGAACTTGCTCTCATCCATACTATCCAGTCCCAGTCCCAAAAGTTCGGGTCACGTTCACACTTGACCCAAAGTACGTTCGCGTTGGTCAGCGTCGTTATCCACCGGCTATTGAGCTTGATCTTTGAGCCGTACGTATGGTGGCGGTGGCGCCAATGGCACAGGGGACAGCCAACGATCGCCGCGCGCCGGTCCTCAACCCGAACCATCCGGCCGCCACCGGCTGCCACGTGCATCCGCTGCAACGACCAGTCCGCATACCACCAACGCGGCCGGTCCGATTGCGAGCGACCACACGCCCAGCACCATGGCTTGGCCGCGATCATGTCACGGTACGCGATCCCCTCAGGACTGCGGCGTTGACGTTGGCGCTTCTTGCTGATCGCTCGCATTGAATCCAAAACTCCTAGCGCACCGACCCCATAGAAAATATGAGTACCTCCGCTAACTGCTGGGCGACGCTCTTTGTGTCGGTCATTTCCTCCCGCAGGAGTTGGCCTCGGCCCACCGGGTAGGGCTGTACCATGCACGCCTGCCAACAGCACGCCTCGATCACTGCCAATCTGTGGCTATTTACCGCTGATCAAGGTCTTGCGGTATCGGGATTGCGATCTCTGTAATCTGGCCAATTGCAGTACAGCCGCTCGCAATCCTCTCGCAGCCGACTGATTGTTTGCTCACCGAACAACTCCCTAGCACGGTCCAACGCGCTTGCACCCGAACAAATAGGTATGTTGCAGGTCACCCATGTGCCGCGCCCTTTTGTGTAGCGTGAATTTACGATCCGAAACAAACACTTCCTGTTCGCCTCGGTCGTTGCTTCGAGAACTGGGTCACTCAGACACACGATGTCAGGACTGTACAACTGATGCTCCCACCCTCCGTTGTCGCGCACGTCTTGATACAACCGCTGCGTGTCCACCCATCGGCACGACATGCCTAAGTTCGCAGCATGCTTCAACAGCGCAATGACAACGTGATCCTTTCCTGTTCCAGGCGGTCCGTACAGAAACAGACTGCGACCCCTTTTCGCAAACTGGACTATGTCGCGACCAATTTCAATCAACTTGGACATGACGTCATTCTGACGCGTGTCGTAAATCTCAAAGTTTCGGATCGTGGCCCCTTTGTGACGTTCGCCAATATCAATTTTCAGCTGACGGATACAGCGGTCTCGCTTTTCCGCAGCCTCCCGATCCCTCTCCCTAGCCGCTATCACCTCATCATCTTCTAGCTCGTAGTCGTTTAGGCGAGCGATGACTTCAGCCAGGCGATCTGAAATCAAGCTGCTCATATGTCTGCCTCCGCGTCCGTGAGGTGCATGGATCTTTTGGGCTGCGTTTTGTCTGTGGGATGGAACACTCCCTGCCACCCATTGGTGATAGAGTTTTCAATGGCTTCCACGGCCACAGCTGGCCCCCATTTTTCCATCTTCGTAAACAGTCGGCTGATGCTAATCGTCGTCAGCTTTTTGCCTGATTGAGACCGAAATATCACGAAGTCTTGCCATGCATTCACAAACCCTTCATCGCTTGCTAAGGACTTCGGCATCTTTGCATCTGGCTCGATTACCCCTGCGCCACCGCAACGAACACAATTGACGACATCGTGCGAAGACCCCTTTTTTCCCGTCTTCCCGTTGCTCAGCTTGGCTGGCTTCGGGCCACCAATCGCCTCCTTGATCGATGCCGCTTCCCCAGACTTGACCGAGGCCACAATCTGCTGCTGGCTCTTCTTGTCGTACTCGGCCAGCTGCTGAACCTCGCTCTTGGTGGCTTTCAGGTCGCCAGACTGTATCGCGTCCTTAATCGGCTTGGCGAGGCTGTCAACGGACTCGGCATATTGCCCGTCGCGTTTTACGGTTGCGGGTGATACTCTCGTTGCATCTGCCACTTGCTGTGCCGTGGTGCCCTCAGAAATTGGCTCATTTTGAGCCAATTTTTTGGGCCTTCCCGCAGCGTGCTGTTTCCGGCCGTTGTACAGCTTGCCTCTCAGATAGGACGCTGCCTGTGGGCTCAGATTCCGCCTCCCCAGTTGGTGGTTGATAATCCAGTTCTTGGCCTCATTCGCGTCGGCGAACGTGCGGCAGACCGTGTCGTACTTGAGCTTGTGCTTCGTGGCGATCTTGAAGCGGTTGTGACCGTCGATTATCTGGTCTCGCCAGGTAACGATGTCGTCGAGCACACGACCGTCTTCGATGATGTTTGCCGCCAGCCGCTCGAACTCCTCGCTGGACAGCGGCGGACAGAGGGCCTCAAATTCAGGGTTGATTTGTAATTTTGCCACGGTTACGTCACCTGACCTTGTAGTCCTTGTCGGTGTACGCGTGGTCCCGACCCATCCAGTTGTGCACGCTCATCGGCAGCGCGGTTCCAACTGGTGGCAGAATCCGGACGCATAAAACGTTTCGCTTTCCAAAGCACTCCTTCAGGTATCGCTTGCTGACCGTGACCTTTTGGCCTTTCCACTTGTCGCGGTCGTTGCCAAACAGGGCGACCATCACCCGGTAGTTGGTTCGGTTCAGAATCAGGCGCTTCGTAGCCTTCTCGAACCTGAGCATTGCCTCTGTGATCAGCTTCTTTGACTTGTCTTTCTCCGTTCCTCCGCGAATGACCTCTGCCACAACAAGCGAATACGGCTTGTCTAAGTCGAGCGCTTCGAGGTAATCACCCTCGTACTTCGGTTCAAGATCGGGTTTGGTCATCCCTGGAACTCCAGCACGTCTTCGTCATCCATGGCGTAGTTCGGAATCACGAGTTCGCATTCCGCACCGACTCCGGGCCAAGAGTCCTCCTCAATGCACTCACGGACGCACTGCAGAATCTTCTCCGCTCGGGGCCAGGCGTTCTCAAGAACCGGCTCCCGAATCGGGAACACGGTGACGTCATAGTCATCCTTGGTTTCCACGGCGATGACCTTGACCTCTGGGATGTCTGCGCCCGTCAACTTCTCGACCCAACGCTTGTAGCAGGACATCTTCTCGGCATAGTGCAGACGAGCGAAGATGCGGCCGAACGCGTGCGGCTCAACGTTCGTCGTCGTTTTCAGGTCAAGCAACAGTTTCCCGACCTGCAGCCCGTCCACCCTGCCTCTGCACTGCATGCCAAAGTCTTCAAGGAACAGCGAGACCTCATGCTGTGTTGCCTCGATCAACTCCATTGCCTCGGGGGAATTGCGAACGGCATCCGCTGTCCGGCGGGCTTGGTCGTACGCGTCAGGGCTAACAGCCTCCTTTCCCTCGTTCTTCCACTTCCACAGCTGGTACTTTTTGCTGTCCTCACGCCGCTGTCCGTTGAAGATCGCGTAACGGCCGTAGAACGTGTCAGGCTCGAAGATCAGCAAGTGAGTGATTGAGCCAACCAGCAATCCCCGGTCCGGCTTGTCATCGCCGCCGTAGTTCTTGAACGACTTCATCGACTTAATGCCTTTGACTATGCGGCTCGGATTGATCCCAGGCGCCCGCTTGTAGTCTTCCCACGACATCGAAGCGTCGATGTGGTTCTTGAACGGTGGTGAGGTAATAAATTCCATCAGAGTTTGACTACGCTCAGATCTCCGTCAGTCACTTGGGCACCGAACAGATACAGCCCGTTCTCGTTGGCGTACGCGGCTAGTTGCTCGCGGTCCGTCGGTGGCAGGTCCTGGTAGGTCCGCTGCGGAATAGCGAACAGTCCAGGCGACTTGACCAGTGGCAGCAGTTCGTCGATCGAGGCCCGAACACGCTCGCCATCGCTCAGGCCGTCCACCTGGTCGAACAGCGTCTTGCCGCGGTCCGGGTGGTCAACCACGAGGCGAGGCGATCCGGCTACCTGCTCGATGCGAATGACAGAGGTCCTGAGCTTCTCAGTCAGAATGCCGAATACCTCAGAGGCCGCGCCTCGCAGGTCGGAAGCCTGCGCGTCCGCATCGACCGCGGCCGCCTTGTGCGACTGTGCCTGTGCGGCTGCCTTCTTTGCGTCACGGATGCGAACACCAGCCTCATGGGAATCGCGGGCTTTCTGCTTTGCGACTTTGGCTGCTTCGATCTTCTCTTGGGGGACAGGCTCGACGGGATCGCCGATGGAGTCCTTCCAACGCTGAATGTCTGCGGCATGCTGTTCCGCGGCGGCCAGAACGGCGACCGTCTCGTTGTATTCACCTTGCTTTGCGGCTAACGATTCCTTCGCCCTTTGCAGTTGCAGCTCCAGCTGCTGCTTAAGTTCGAGCGCCTCGTTCAGCTCTTGCTGCTTAGCGTCGCGCACAGCCTGCGCTTCAGTGACTGGCGGGCCGTCGTACGACTCCTGTGCAATGTAAAGTCGTTCTTTTGCACGCTTCGTGTTCTCGATTGCTTCGAGCGCGGCTTTGGCCTGCTGCTCCAAAGCCGTCAGGTCGGCGCTGGCCTTGTCGACCGCGTCGGCTAGTGATTCTGGATCCGACTCGGCATTCAGATCCACGCCGGAAGCCTGTTCCTCAAGCGCCTTCGCATGACCGACCTCGGTCTTGGAATAGTCCTCTTTCTGTTTGGCAGCTTTGTCGAGTGCAGCCTTCACGCGAGAGGCGAACAAGACCGGGTCGTCAGTCTCAGCCACACCAAGCTCTTCAAACTCGGTCTGTCCACCGACCAGGTCGTAATAGTCGGACGGCTCAAGCTTGAGGTTGATGAGCGACGCCAGCGCCTTGATTCTCACAGAGTCGCGCGTCTCGGGTGTCTTCCCATCCGGATCAATCAGGTCGACGAGATCAAACTTCTCGGTGTCCAACGTGTCAACGCTGCATTCCCCGCGAGACTTCTTGCGTGAACCAACCGGGGCGACAACACCGAACCCTTCGACGCTCCCTGACAGTTCACCATCGTGAACCGTCAACGCAACCTTGTGGCCACTGATGAGAGACAGGGCGCTAAGGGCAGTTGTCTTTCCGCGCCCCTTTGAACCACGAAGTTCATACAGGCCCGGACCATCGAGGTGAATCTTGAATTCGCCATTGATGGGACCCACGTTTTCGAGTTTCACTTCCGTCATTTCCGCTGTCGCCATGTCGTTCCTTTCGTACGTCTCGTTATCCACAGATCCTCCGGAAACAATCCGGGCACAGCTTCCGCTCCTGGCGCCCATGAACAACGTTGTTCAAATCCTTCCAGTACCAAATCCGCTGGCAGTGATCGCAACGATGGCAGTTCTCGTACCGCTCGCCCCCCGCGTAGGTGCAGGGAGCTGTATTCCTGAGATCAGCGAACCGCATCAGTCCCTCCACTCCCGCTCACCCCTCACCGCAACCCAGGCGATGACCACGAGTCCGACGGCGAATAGGGTGAGGATTGTCATGGTTCAAGAACGCGAGGCTGCACCGACATGGAATGCCCCGTACACGTAGGCATGGAGACGGTGCGGAGCGACAAGCTCACCTCGCGCGCAACTGGGTTTCCCAAAAAACCACCCGGCCTTAACCCTCCTAAAATCCGTTGTGCGGCCGGGTGCAGATCCTTACCTGCGGACGTCCTGTCCGGCGTCCTGCTCCTAGTTCTCAGAAGAATCGTGTTTCGGATTGACGAGTCGCTGGACACAGTCGTCCCAGGTCGGAAAGAACCGAACACGATCGAGCCAGCAAAAAATGTTCTCGCGATAACCGACGATCCAGACTCGGCGAGAAAGTCCAAGTGCCATACCAAGCTCAACGTGTCGTCCGCCGCGGCTGGCCGATGATCGTGGGGGCTCCGTGAAGGCAATCAAAAGGTCGCACCTGTGAACGTCCCTTAAGTCCTCCATGGCAAACTGTTGCCGAAGTGCCGCCGCCTGCTCAGACGATGAGCCGTCGTCCCCCTCAACCAGCTGTTCACCCTGGTCGCCAATCGGCTGGCCGCTGTCGCTGATTTGATGCGATCCGTTCAGCCAGCGACTTGTTACCTCGTGACCAAGTGATTGGATTTGCTCGCGGTAGGCGCACAGTTCCTCGCGGCGGCTGTATCGCGATGCCAAGTAAATCTTCATTCCTTAATCCTCGTCAACAATCACGTTCGCGTACTCAACAAGCTCCGGGTACTTGTCGCACCACGGCTGCCTCAGAGCCAGTAATCGTCTGGCACGTCGCGAAGACACCGACCCTGGTAGCGGCCAAACGTCATTCGGTCGAAGCCCCACACCGCAATTGCAAGTCCGATTAGTTCAGGTCCGCTCATGTCAGGTACTCCGGTTAGCATGTCGGAATTCACGACGGAGGTAGGCATCTCGCCCAAGACGAGACCCAAGGTCGCACGCCTCGTTCATCGCTAGTGCAACGAACTCATCGGCCAACGCACGCGCCTCAATGAGGTTGGCAACGTCGGTAGGTTCGATCTCGGGTCCAGATGACATGTGCTACTCCGTCAGCAACTTTCGAGTCAGTCGGCTCGCCGGTAACTTCGAGGCGGGTCCTCATTGCCAGTCGCCACGATCCAGGCAATGACCTCTTTTCCGAGGTAGTAAACACGTCGGCCGCGGAACAACGGCTTGACAATGCCGGAATCGCACGCGTCACGAATTGACTGGGGACCGAGCGCGGCGCAACGCCAAAGGCCCTCTTTCGTGTACACCTCGTCGGGTGATATCACGCCGATTAACTTGCCGGATGCAGCCATGGTTGTGCGCCTTACTGCGTGGAATCAGAGAGCTGTCTGACGAACGCATTGGCTGGCTTTCGTCCCGCACGCTTTGTGTGCAGAAGCATTCCATCGCGGATCAGGTCCTCTTCGGAATACTTCCCCGAAGCGACCGCGGCAGAAGCAGCCTTGCGGCAATTCCAGCACAACCCCCTCGCAACCGCCGGCTTCTCGCAGTCGTCAATAATGCAGATGCCCGCGTCAATCGACGGTTGAATTTTGTCTCGCACTTTCTTGGGAACTTTGACGTTCACAACGACCTCGCGAATGAGTACTTGCCGGCTGACAATCAGCATTCTGTTGAGCCTCCAGAGGGTGAAAGTGCTGCCTCCGTGCTCAACCCGTTTCCATGACATGCGGGATGTTATGATGAGACTAATATTTCGTCAATTGAAGATCAGGATCAAGATCTTAGTCAGGTGTCGTAAGTCAGGTGGCAGTCGTGACTTATTGACCGAAATATTTTTCTCGATATGTTTCTTGGTATGGAAATCAAACCGGCGGACGTGAAGTCGTTGAAGGAGATCGCGGATGCGATGCGAGGCTTAGCCGCCAAATTGGATGCAATATTTGTCGCGACCCCAGCCCCTCCGTTAGCCAAAATTGATGACAGCGAAGTGGCAACGCGCGTTGCAGCAAATCTCTGCCTTACCTGCGAAAAGAAGCCAGTGTCGCGTGGTCTTTGTCACGCCTGCAGGAAGGAGGCGGCGAAGAAAGTAAATAGCGGTGATTACAGTGAAGACGACCTAATCAGCGCAAACATGATGCTTCCGGCACAACGCCCTGGCCGCAAGTCCGAAAGCGGTTTCGCCAGGCGACTTCCGACAGCGACAGAACTTGCTGACGTACTTATGAATCCGGTCGAGGTGATCGTCAAAGACGGTGACGGCAACGTAACGCAGCACCTCAAGAACGGCGAAGACATGCTCTCTCGCCAGCAAAACAAACCCGACGACGCCTTCATTGCCGAACGTGACGCTCTAGTCGCAGAAGCCGAGCAAGCCGAAAAGGAAATGGAGCGAGATCGCGAAAGGAAGCCGCGTCGCAAGAAGGCGAAAAAGACAGCACGCAAGACCTGACCCGCCATGCCTCGCGTTCTCGTCCGCCAGAAAGCCGACCGCAAGTTCCTGCAGCTGTACTATGTGGACCAGTTAACCGGCCTCGATGTCACGAAGTCGAGTCGCACGACTGACTGGGACGACGCCCAGCGTGCCGCGGCCAGATGGGAAGAGGAACTTGAGCAGACGGTTGCGTTCGAAGACGTGTCGTGGGAGCAGTTCCGATACATTTTCGAATCCGAGCACATGGCCGGCAAATCGAAGGGTGCGCGCAAGACCATGTCGGCGGCGATGAATCACCTGGAAGAGGCGATTGGCTGCGCGCGCCGAGCCGCGGACATCAATTCGGCCGACATCAGCCGAATGCAGGCGGCTTGGCGTCGAGGCGGCATGAACCCGCAAACACTTGCCAGCTACCTGGGAAACCTTCGTGCGGCGTTCAACTGGGGAAAGCGGATCGGATACCTTCGAAGGGCGCCTGAGTTCCTGCTGCCAAAGCGACCGGCCCGGCACATGCGGGGACGACCGCTCACGGAGGCCGAATTCAAGCGATTCATGGCGACTATTGACGATTTGTACCCCGACGTTGCCCAGGGCTGGAAGCAGCTCGCCAAGGGGATCTGGCTGGGTGGCATGCGGCTGTCAGAGGCGATTGCCCTCGACTGGACGCAACCGCCGATTCGTGTCGACCTGGAAGGAGGGCGGCACCCCCGGCTGCGATTCCGAGCCGAGGGGCACAAATCCCGGCGTGACGCACTTTGCCCGATCACGCCCGAGTTCGCCAAGTTCCTTCGAAGGTGGAAGAAGACCGACCGCCAGGGCCCGGTGTTTCCTCTGCTGTCGCCGAAGAGCGGTCGGCCGCTGCGTGCGGAATCTCGCGTTAGCGAGGCACTAAGCGGCGTCGGCAAAGCGGCTGACATTATCGTCAACGAGGAGACCGGTAAGTACGCCAGTGCTCATGACCTTCGAAGGAGCTTCGGGACTCGCTGGGCGATGAAGGTCAAGCCGATCACACTTAAGGCCCTGATGCGGCACAAGTCGATCGAGACGACGCTGAAATACTACGTCGACCAAGATGCGGATGACGTGGCGGATGAATTGTGGAGCTGACCTGGAGTGTTCGAAGAGCAACATCTAATCGGTGACACGGAAGAGTCGATTCGCCTAGACACTCGAACTGGCGAACCTATCACTAATTCACGCCCCCTGAAGCCGAACGGTACGGAAGACTACAAATTCAACCATTTCTGCGGCGAACACGGGGGAGGCACATGGAAGATTCGCTCGCTTGTTGATATTACCTACAATTGTGCGGGTCATGTCTGGGCAAGTCGACGTACTTGCATTTATGAAACGTCGGAATGGCGCAAGATTCTTGAACACGACGGATACCGAAAGACGAATCAACCCGTACCGGATGATCTTGTAATATACTGGCTTGAAGATGATTCTCTTGCCCACGTCGCACGCGTGTCGCATTTGGTTGATTCAGGATTGAGTCATCCGATTCCATTTGTGATCAGCAAATGGGGTGACACCGGAGGCGAGGTGTTTCATAAGGTGTCCGAAGTCCCAAACGCAATTCGAGGGCGATATGAATTCTGGACTGACAGACAGAGAGATACGCCCGGTTTTTAGCAGCTTCCTTTCGCCGGAGTTTGAAGTAAGCGTCTCGTTGGCCGGCACAAATGAAGCTTTGCATTCGATACTCGATCGCTCTCCGGTCGTAGAGGAGCTAAGGCAGTCACTTCAATCTGAAGCGGTTGCCGACGAAGAAGTGCGCGCGTTTGTGAATGGCCTGCTTCGGACCTTTCGTCCGGGTGTGCTCTTTGCTTATGACCTTGTGCTTGCTGCGATTGCGGTTGCTCTGTGTCGACGAAGAACACGCTTTGCCTCTGAGTATATTTCTGACTTAGCACAACTCAAAAGCTCCGAACTACGGCGCGCAGTTGCCATCGCACGATTAGTCAGACGAAATCGTTCGCACGCGTCGCGGACTATCGGCAGATCGATGACAATGGAATCGCGACTACCATCGAACATTGTTACACGAGGGCCTTTCTCCCCGCCCGTGCGTCTGGTCATGCCTGTGCGAGAAGCATGCGCTGATGCACGCCAAGACTTACCCCACCAGGACAAGGGCAATGCCCAAACTCGAGTATTTTCTAGTATGTGAATCCATCTCGGTTGACCGCGACACAAATCGAATAAGCCTGTTCAACGTAATCGAAGAGGTTCATGTCGCAAAAACCATTGATGATGTCAGGGGGCCAGCGTTGTCGAATTTCGTTGCGGTGGCGTGCTGGAACAGGCAGGAGGGTGACGAAGGGCGTGATTTTCAAGCGATGCTGAGAGTGTATTTACCCACACCAGAAGACGCCGATGACGTCGAACCGGGCGAGCTGACCATGAACTTTCGAACGGAGTCACCGCGACAGCGGCTCTTGATGCGGGTTTCAGCGCAGACCATCCCGTTTGTGCCACGCGGCAAGCTTCGGTTCGAACTACTGCTCAACGGCGAACATTGCGCGGAGCATGAAGTTGCCGTCATCGGCCATGGCCAAACTTCGGACGACAGCTGAACTGTACCCCCGACTGTACCCCCAGAGCCGTCTTGAGCTACCCGTCGCGGTTCGAAGAGGTGCGTGAAACCGCTGAAAAATGGTGGTTAGAGGTTGCTGCTGAAGGCTCTGGTAGATTTCGAATCAACCTCCTCACCAATTCGGATACCCTCCGGGTGTCTCCGCAACGTGTTAATCCATAACTGGTTGCGAAGATAAATCCGCTCGCGATTTTGACTCCTTGTTGCTCAACTGTACCCTCCAGTGTACCCCTGAGCGTCAACCGCAGCGAAGAATTCTACTGCAGACTCACTGAACCGTGAAGCGCTGACTTCGAAACAGGATAAGACCATTCTGTGTTCTCGGCTGAACGAATACTCTGCCAGCACAGAGTGAAACAGTTTCAGCGTCCAAGCTGTCTTTGGCATTGGCCTTCCAATCATTCGAACAGGTCTCCCCTCATCCAGCGGGTCGTACAGTCCCAGCTGAATCCATCGTTCTCCTATAGCCATCGAACCACACACCTCCTTCCGCGCTGCCCCATATGGCCACCGGCCGGGACCGCCCCGCCCAGCGTCGCCCGCGTTCCGATCCGTCGGTTACGATTCGGAAGGAGTTCTCCTACGCACTTTAGATTCCCAGCATGCAGCTGGCTCTCGTTTGTTCAGTCTGAAGTTGACGCAAACCAGTTCAGGCAATCAAACAATTCGCTTCGCCATTTTCGCGGGGCCGCTTGATTGCCCTACGTCGAGCGTGTACGGATTTACAACGCTGATTGCACTTTGGTTCACCCAGTGTCCAGCCGTTGCGCGAGTGCGCATGAAGCGTTCAGAGAGCGGCCGGCGGTGGCGTGTGGAAACAGACCAGTGGGCAGTGAAATCCAGTCAGTCCGTTTTGCCGGTCGCCGCGATGCATTGGTAAGCCTCAGGGTTGGTGCGACCAGTATAGTGTACGTTTGAATAGGTTCAAGCAGGTGCTAGCGATTTTGCGGACAGCATCAGTCTGGCAGGCTTTCAGCGACCCAGGGTGCTAGAAAATACCGGTTCCTACGGCGTACATGATGGCACCTGCGATAACACCAGCAAGTGCGCCTACAACCAAAAGGACGCCCGCAATTGACTTGATGTGCGTTCGCATGCGTCGATTCTAACTTTTGGCGGCGACGTAGAGAATGCGTCTGACAATCATTTACTTCCGCGGCCGGCTCAGCCCCCGACGCTGGTCCCGCGGCAGCCACTCGCGGTTATCTACCATTAAGGGGCCACCCACCCCCAAGACACTCCCTGGATAACCTTGCGGATCGTCGATGGGGCGACCCCATGGTGCCTTGCCAATTCCGAAATACTTGCTGTACTCGACCGAATACTCCGAACGTCTCCCTCATTCAGCTTTGCACAATGAACGCGAGTTCCGCGGTATTCTTTGCACGAGACACCGCCTCCAGTCAGCCATGCCCAGCTCTTTCCGTTCGCAATTGCATCAATACTCTGGGCCTTTACTCCGTACCTGCGGGCTACGCTGCGCTGTGACTCACCACTTGCCAGTCGTCTGCAGATATCGCCAACATCGTCCTCAGTGAGCTTGCCGATTCCGCTTCGCTCACCGCGATTCGACGTGCCGTGCCGTAGCCTGTCCTTGGCGTTTTCATGCCTTGTCCCCCAGCAAAGATTGGACAGTGCTGGGTTCCCCCGATTTCCATCCAAGTGCCGACATTCCTGCCCATCTGCCGCACCGCCGACAAACGCCTCAAGGACATACATAAGCACCTGATCGGTTCTTGATGTGAACCCGAGGATAGCCTTGCAGTAGATTTCCTGTCAGCTGCCGCCAAGGCCAATGTTTCTTTGATTTCCCTCTTTTGCAGCTCCAAACAGAACCATCTGTGCCGATCCGGTATCCAGGGTATTCGTCAAGTTCCGCGTACCGCGTGACATCCATTCGTCAATCCTCCGCAGACAATTATACAAAACACCCGGCGTAGAGTTGCCATCGACCACGTGATTCACCTCGATAACGTCAACCACGTCGCGGACGCATTGCTGGCGGGGGATGGCGGTGAATAGGAGGAGGACAGCGGCGGCCATTGGCTACCGTTCTTTTGAGTGAGCTTTTACGTAGAAATAGGTCCCCGTTTCTTCGGCGTTGCCGGCAGCGCCGTCGCGGTCGTTCTCCAGCAGTACGCCCCAGTGCCTGCGCCCCTCTTGTATGTCGCGAAATGGCGCTAAGCTGTGTGCCAAATAGCTAGCCGTCACCACCCCAGCTGATAGCGTTCCGATAAATATCCCAGCTAGGTATTCGTCGTTTAATGCCGGGTCATTCCTCCGTCTAATGTGGATATGCATGACCTGCTGGGTTTCTTCTGGGTCTCCCCCGCTGCCCGTTTCAAGGCTAAACCCATCGTCAAATATCCAGTTGTACTCATCATCGTCATAGTGACATTCGATTGAAACAGTGGCGGGATACCTGCTTTCCATTCTCATTGAAACAGTGTTATCGTCGGGGTCGCCGCGTCTCACAATTTGCACCTCATAGTGCATCGACAGGTGTTCCACTGTGTGTGCAGGAGTCGGGTCTAACGCAGACCGTGACATAATACGCGGTTTGTTCGGGTCGTTCCCGTTCCCACTATCGGCCCCATCGTGCAACAGTTCACCGCCAAGAACGCCCCAGTCACCATGAGCAACACGCTGATCCACCCAGCTGCTATCCAGCGTGTTGAAATGGTCGACAAACTCATTTCCGCTAATCGCGTTGTAAGCCAAGAAGTCCGCATCGGTGAACGGACTGTTGCCCGCTTGTATCGCCCCGCCGGCGCCGTACGCTCGTCCGGGTTTCCAGCAACCGACAGTGCCTGGATCTGACGCGACCATTAATACACCTCGATGTCGATTGGGTACGCATACGGAAGAAAGGAATCGTACGTATAGACGATTTGGTAGAAATGGTCGCTGTCAAACTGCATCCCGGTATTATTGCGGGCTGACACAGTTTCGGACTGGCTGGCCCAGCTGCCAGATGAGTTAAGGGCGTAAATGTCAAACGTGCCTGTCGAACCGCTTTGTAGGTCAGTTTGCGGCTTACCAACAATTACACTCCGCGGCACGAACGACACACGCCATTTGTCTGTAAACCATGTAACCATCACGCGGTCATTATTGAACAGTGCCCGCGGTGCCGTGTACTCAAAGTTGCCGTTGTGTATCGTGATGCTGTTGCCGGTTTCTGTCGTGCCCTCCATTACGTTTGCGCTACCGTTGCCCTTGATCGCAATGGCGGCGGTAGTTTGCACCTGACGCACTAGGCCAAACGACAGCAGCTCATACAGCCCGGTTTCTACCTCCACCGCGAAATTCTGTTCACCTGGTAGCATGCAACAATCGGATTGCGAATTGAGGCAATTAACGTCATCGCCTGAATCGTCCCACTGGTTGGTTGATTCATTCCACTCCATCAAGTCGAATGACGTTGAGCCGTCGCCTGGCTCAAAAAATGTATTTGCTTCCACCCGGACTAATGACGAGCCGCTGCCTGGTGAGCCGCCACCCTTGGACGTCGACGCGTACAGCTTGCCGGTCAACATTTCCTTTGTGAGAAATACGTAGGTGCTGCTGGAAATCGCAGTTGTGCATAGGTTGTACGCCGTTGCCGTGACATCATTTGCATCTGCGTCCTGGCGTGCCGTTAGCGTGCCGCCCGATGCCACCTCCTGCAGTGTCACCGTACCGCTTCCGGGTGTCGTGCCACTGAGTGCCGTGATGCCAGACCCGTCAGTCTTGCCGATGTACGCCATTGACCCCTGCTTGGCATACACCGGACGCCTGATGGTTGCCTCACGCTCACCAAGCACGCGACGAACAACCTCGCGTACCTGTGCTATCGCCTTGTCTGACAGGACACGGACCACTTACGCCCTCACATACCCAGTGACGTCTATATTGAGATTTATCTCAGTCGTGCTCGAGCCGGTGCCAAGTATCGACGAATACCACCCACTGGCACCGTCGCTCACCGGCGCGATGCCGCCGGTAGTTGCCGACAGCACATACACCTCACCTACAACTACCGTTCCACCGACTGTATAGGTGCCGCGACTTTGAACTAGCATGCTTTCACCGTCCGCAGCGTTTGAAATCGCGATTACCAGCCCCTCGCTGCCGGCAGTCTCAGCGGAGTTATCGGCGTCGCCACGGTAATACTCGCCGTCCGAATCCTTCTTGTAACACACCATGCCGGCGGTGATCGTTTCGCCAGCCGTAACTGTCTGGACCGTTGCCCCACCCTGCGTTGAGCCTGGCCGGACATTCGCTGCGGTAACTGACACGTCAGCCATTACGCCCTCACGTATCCAGTGACGTCGACATTCAGGTTAATTTCAGTTGTGCTGCTGCCGGTGCCCAGTATCGATGTGTACCACCCACTGGCACCGTCGCTGGCTGGAGCAATGCCGCCGGCAGTCGACGACACAACATACAGCTCACCCACAACCGTGGTTGCCCCTGCCGCATAGACGCCCTTTTTCTGTATCACCAGCGTCTCACCGTCTCCTGCGTTGGTGAGTGCCACAGCCAGGCCGCCGCTCCCCGCAGTCTCGGCGGAACTATCAGCGTCGGCCTTATACCACTCCGAATCGGACGCCTTCTTGTAAACAGACTGGCCGGCGGTGATCGTTTCGCCTGCCGTGACCGTCTCAATGTTTGCACCGCTGGCGAGCGAACCCGCACGCACATTGGCAGCCGTAACTGATATGTCAGCCATTAGATTACTCCCGGTAACACGGTTGGGACGCCTAACACGTCGCCAAAGTCAATTTCTTCATACACCTCAAACGGATCGAGCCCAGCCGTTGTGCCGTCGTAATACAGCGGCTCGGATGCGATTGCCCTCTTTGTTCCGTCTGCGTTCAGGTCGCCGATCCCGTCGCCGTATTCCAAGCCCTCATCAGATACAAACTTCTTACCAGGCTCAGCGTCACCCGCCGCGGCCTTGTATCGGGGGCCCTCGTTGCGTGGCTTGTATCGCCAGTCGTCGCCGTTAATCTTGGTTTCAAACCCAAACGTGCAGCGGAAGAACGGCGTACGTCCCCAGTATTCCAAGGTCCACTCGAACTCAGAGTAAAGCCATTTGCGAACGCCCTTGCCAAAGAATGACGTCGAGTTGATCGAATCGCCGCTATCGGTAAACGCCGGCAGGTCGAACGTTGAAATGCTGTAGTATTTCTCTAGCCGTAGGTCGGACGTGCTTTCCGTCCGCGTCAGGTTTGGGAACTTATCGCCTACCACATTACGGACAGCGTTCCCGTCTTTGTCCCTGTCCACTTCAACCAGGTGCTTTAGAAACGACCCACTCATCTTGGCAGGCAGCGTCGTTGGGTCCGTGACGTTCTGCACGAACGCCGGGTCGAACGCCGTAGGTGTGCCACGCGGGCGGCTGCTGTAGACAACAGTAACATCCCACACCTTCCATGAGTCGCCCTCGTCTGACAGCTGAGCATCTATAGACTGGCGGTATGAGCCCTGGTCAAGTTCACTGCCGTAGGTGTACGTGTCCAGGTATCCAGGCAGGTCGTCGTCAATAACAACGCTCAGCGGCCCGTTGTTTACGGAGTCTGTTTCAACCTTATACATAACAACCGTGTTGCGGTGTCCGTCCGCATCAAACCCGCCGCGAGCACTGAATTCGTTAACTGAGGTGATTGCCATTAGAAGTTCACCTCCTCAATCTTCAGTGCATCGCGTGTATTTTGCTCAATCCGCTCCAGCACCTGCAGCGTTTTTTTGGCGGCCTTAGCTACGTTTGCCTTCGCTTTATCCACAGTCCGCTGATCTAAGTTGAACGGCGCTGGCCCCGCCAGCTCTTCGGCAATGCGTGCATTCCGGGCTGCAATTCCAGCACGAAACTCCTTTACCTCCGCTCTGACAACATTTGGATTGCCAAAGGGGAACCGCTGGGCAAGTTCTTTCGCGTGAAAGTTTGGGCCGCGACGGCTGGCGTTTGCAAATGCTTGGGCGGGGTTAAATGCAAACGGGAACCTACGCACGGACCTGTCCGGTTGTGCTGCCCTATCAACAGCGTCAGCTGGGGGCGCGTTAAGAAATGCCTGCCCCGGACCAAACAGCTTGAACATCGGGTTGTCAGTCGCTTCATCCAGTTTGTCCAAACCTTTGCTAAGCAGCTTCAGGAATGGGCCCAGTCCCTTATGCGAAACAGACTGAAAACTAGCACTCAAACGGTTCATTGACTTCTCAAACTCGGGCACCGTCTTATCCGCAATATCCTCCATCGTCCCCGTTGCGGTATTCAGGTCGCCGCGATAGTCCTTGATCGCCTTTGACATGCCCACAAGTGCTGCGATGTAACCGACAGACTTATCCGTGAACCCCAGCGCCATCAACGTTGCCTTTCGCTGTGCAACCGACAGTGGCCCCAGTTTTGACTCCAGGTCGGCGACAATATCACTCATGGCGTGCATTTTTCCGTTAGCATCAAATACAGCAATGCCGGCACTCTTAAATGCACGCTCATTTCTAAGCGCCTTAGTCGTCAATTCGCGTAACACAATCGCCAATGCCGTTCCGCCATCAGCACCCTTAACTCCCTGGTCGGCGAACGCAGCCAGCACCGCAACGCCTTCCTCAATGCTCTTGTTTGTCTGCCTCAACGCAGCCCCAGCTTTGTTGGTAAGTGACTCCGAGAATTGCTGGACCGATGCGTTTGCAATTGTGTTTGCCTTAACAAGCACGTCGGCCACGCGGGTCATGTTTCGCATATTCTCAGCGGTGTCTTTGGACGTCAGACCCAGAGCTGATTGAGCGTCGGTTAACAAATCCGTTGCCAGTGCCAAATCAAAGTTGCCAGCTTGTGCGAACTTGGCAACCTTGGGAAGTGCAGCGATCTGTTGCGTGGCGTTCATCCCCGCGGATCCCAGGAAGAAATATGCCTCAGCAGCATCCTTGGTAGAGAAGGGCGTATCCTTAGCAACCTCCTTTGCGGTGCGGGTCATCTCATGGCGAATCTGTCCATTCATGTCGGCGATAATCGCGGTTGAGCGAGCCATTGCACTTTCAAAGTCACGTGTAGCCCGCAACGCCGCACCACCCACGCGGCTTACTAACGCCCCACCCACAATGGCCGAGCCGAACTTGCCCAACTCTGCTCCCAAGCTCGCTGCCGTAGTTTTTGTAGTCTTCATCTGGCCTGACAGCTGCTGATGAGCACGCCGATACGTGTGGACGTCAATTGCCCCCTTCTTGTAAAGAGCCCCTAGCGACTTTAACGAGGTCTCGAGTTTTTCCGCCGGCGTCTTGGTCTCGAACATGACCTTCTTGGCCAGGTTCAATTCCTTGCGACTGGCTACACTTCCGGACACAAACTGCTTGTGGTCCATGACTAGCTTGTAAGCCAGTGTCTCAATAGCCATCACACACCCGTGATACTGCGGAGCATATTGAACTGATCATCAGCGGATTGCACGTATACCTTCTGCTGCGGCTCCTCGCCGAATTCCGGCATGAAATCATCCGGCGTTTTCCAGTCGGACTCAGCAACCTCACCGCCAAGTCTCGATGCGATTCGCAGGCTTGCGTTGTAGATGTCGCATCGTATGGCCGACACCATCTTCCACTGTCCGCCCCAGTCATCAAGCAATGCAAGTGCGTGAAAGAGCCGCAACTCATCGGGCGGCAGGTCGTCTATCTGGCTATCTGTCCAGCCAGTGCGAACCGCTAAGCGTTTTCGGAAGATTTCGTCGGGTCGTTTTCGGAGTTTTTTACCGCGTCCTCAATCAGCGTGAAATCGTTGTCGTCCGCGAATCCTGTATGCTTCTTGCACGCGTTGAACAGCGTCGTCACTACACCGCCGTCGATACTGTCAAATACGCCGTTAAGTGCGTCGGCGTCGCTGAACATGGGCGTGGCGTCTGCGTTGAGTACGCACCGCGAAATCAGCAGCTCCTGCATTCGGTCGCCACGCTCGCGGATGAGTTCACCTTTGCGGTCCAGCAGTGACGTTCGTAGCTGCCGCATTTCCGTATTGGTCAACGACTGAATACGGATGTCGCCGATATCTAGCTTTACGATTTTGTAGCGTCGGCCGCTCGACTTGCTTAGCAGCTCTGACTTATCCAGCAGTGCCATCATTCACCTGTGTAGATATTTGACGGTTCATCAGGCGGCGGCGGTGGCTCAAATACCCGCAGCCCCTCTTCTCCACGCATCGATTCAATTTGGCTGACAATCGCGGCCTTTTGATCTTCGCTGAGCTTTCGGAACGTATGGATGCCGTTGAACGGCGAGCCCGGCTTCTTGCCGATATAGCCCATTTGAATTGGCTTGCCGGAAAACGGTGTGGATGCCATCACGACGTATTGGTCGTGCTCAACCTCAGCCGGGCCGAGGGGAGTCATTTGAACACCGATGTGCGGTCGTAGCTCAACCGTGACTTGCATTAGGTCGCCGCTGTGTAGGTCGGTCCTGTGCCGCCATCAAATACCACGTCAACTTCACCAACCATCAGCTCACCAACAGCCATATCGGGGAACTTGCGGCGGGTGACGTAGGCCGTGCCGGCAATGTCCGCAGCACTCGAGCCACCGCTAATTAGCGGGTGAGTGACCGTTACCGTCTCGGCGGCAGCGAACGTTGGCAGCCCAGCTGTACCTAGAAACTGAATCCTCACCGTGAACGGCGCCTGCTCTTCCAGGTCCGTTGGGATTGACGTTTTCTGGCCAGTTGTGGCCAAGTGCGTTGTGTCGACTACGCCGCGGCTTTCTTCGTGGCCGGCAATACTGATCACAGAATACGATCCGCCTTGTGTGCCAAACGTGATTGTCCCGCCTGTTCCGACATCGGCCATGATTTATCTCCCCGCGTTAGCTTGTCGCCTCGGCGTGATGGATGTTGTAGATTCTCCGCGTCCAATACCGCGGCCTGTCGCTGGCGTGCCGCGGCGTGTCAAACCCTGTGTCTCTGTGTCCGCTTGCACTCACTGCACGGACTGCCGTTGACCCCATCGTGCCATCAAACCCTTGCAACGGTGCAAGCCTCACCACCTCGGCCAAATCGTTAGCT